AAGACCTCTTGGGTACTACGATAGAAGTTTCCAAGAATATGATACAGAAGCAATGTACAAATTACGCACTAAATTTTATAGGAGACTACAAAATGCCCGGAGCAAAGAAGAAAGGCCCAGTTAGACGTATGCGTGGCGGTGGTATGGCAGGTAAGAAAGTCATGGGTATGAAAGGTGGTGGTAAAGCGGGCGCTAAAAAGAAAGGCCCAGTTAAAAGAAAGACTAAGAAGACTAAGAAGAAGAAGTAAATTATGGCTACTTCCGGTACTACTGCGTTTAACATGGATTTCACTGAAATCGCTGAAGAGGCGTGGGAACGAGCTGGGCGCGAGATGCGTTCTGGCTACGACCTACGCACTGCAAGGCGGTCTATGAATTTGCTTACTATTGAGTGGCAAAACCGTGGAATCAATATGTGGACGATAGATGAAGGCACGGTTAACTTAGTTGCTGGAACTGCAACTTATGATTTACCCGCTGACACTATTGACTTATTAGAACATGTTATTCGTACTGGAAGTGGTAGCGTGTCTACACAAGCTGACCTTACTGTTTCTCGTATAAGTGTTTCTACTTATGCAACCATACCAAATAAACTAAGTCAGGGTCGTCCCATACAAATCTACATAGATAGAGCACGGGATAACCCAAAAGCGACTTTGTGGCCTGTGCCAGACAAAGGCACTGCCGACTCTCCTACGTACATATTAAAGTATTATCGTATGAGAAGGGTTCAAGATGCGGGTAGTGGGGTGCAAACTGCGGATGTTAATTTTAGGTTTTTGCCTTGTTTGGTAGCAGGGTTAGCTTATTATGTAGCTATGAAAGACCCTGAATTAGCTACAAGAGTACCCATGCTACAGACAGAATATGAACGTCAGTTTGATTTGGCTGCGAAAGAGGACAGAGAAAAAGCGTCTATTAACTTAGTGCCGTTAATACGTAATAAGGTATGAGGTAAGTATGTCGCAGAGGTTTGCATCGGGACAACAAGCACTTGCAATATGTGATGTATGCGGGTTTCAGTACCGATTGCGAGAGTTAAGAAATTTAGTTCAAAGAGGGAATGTAACTGAAATAAAAGCGTGTCCTGAGTGTTGGAATCCTGACCAGCCTCAAAACAGGCTAGGGGAGTTTCCGGTAGATGATCCGCAAGCTCTTAGAAATCCCAGACCGGATTTTGCAGAAATACCTGCAAGCAGGGCACATATAGAGCCAATCGACCCCTCTATAGTAGTTGGGTTTGGTAAAGTTGGAGTTGTGACTATATCAGGAATAGTGACTAATACTTTTATAGTCACAGTTGCAACAGGTACAAACTCGTATGGAACGGGTAATAAATTTTATTTGGGTGGCGTGGTGAGTCCTACAATAGAACTAACAGAAGGATTAACTTACAAGTTTGACCAATCAGACGGTACAAACGGAACGCACCCTTTACGGTTTTCAACTACGCCTAATGGCACATGGAACGGGGGGTCAGAATACACTACCGGAGTTACCACTAGTGGAGTTCCCGGTAATGCAGGAGCGTATACACAAATAACAGTCGCTGACCCAGCCCCTACTTTATATTATTATTGTTCTGCTCATAGTGGTATGGGCGGTCAAGCTAATACACCGTAAGAGGTATTTAAAATGAAAAGAGAAAGTAAAAAAGCACCTAAGATTACAGAGCTTCCGAACGAACCTACAGTTTATAGTCCCGGTACACAAGTTAACCAACCTATAAATATGAAGACAAGCGGTATAGAAACTCGTGGTAACGGTGCAGCCACTAAGGGCACTAAAGCAAGAGGGCCAATGGCGTAGTGAACTACACAGAGCTTAAAACAAACGTTAATGACATTTGTGAGCAAACGTTCACAGATGACCAGCTTGCTATGTTTACCAAACAGGCAGAGCAAAAAATATACACCACGGTTTCTTTACCTGCACTGCGAAAAAATCAAACAGGTTCTTTAACTAGTGGGAATAAATATTTAACAATGCCTTCTGGTTTTTTGTACGCTTATTCTTTAGCGATTGTTAGCGGAAGTGATTATATTTACTTGATAGATAAAGATTCTAATTTTATTCGTGAGGCATATCCTAACCCCGCTACAACAGGAGTGCCTGTGCATTATGCTATTTTTGACCAAACTAGTTTTATAGTAGGGCCAACTCCTAACGCTAATTTTGATGCAGAAATACATTTTGCCTATTATCCAGAATCAATAGTAACTGCTGGCACTACATGGTTAGGTACTGAATTTGATTCTGCTCTTTTAAACGGAACTTTGATGGAAGCCATTAGATTCCAAAAAGGAGAGCCTGACATGGTAGCTACTTACGAGAAGATGTACGTGCAATCCATAGCGTTACTTAAAAATCTTGGAGATGGCAAACTACGAGAAGATGCGTATCGTAACGGTCAAACTAGAGTAGATTCAGTCTAATGATAAGTTCTGAGAGTGTTGTAGAAATAGGTAACGTAAAGGTTACTACCGTATCAAAGCGAGGCTTTACTGTAGAAGAGTTAGCAGAACAGGCGTTAGACAAAATAATTTACGTGGGGGGCAATAGCCATCCGTTAATTGTAGAACAGGCAGAGGTGTTTAAAGATCAAATTCGTGGGGTATTGATTGAGTATATGAAACAGGCTATTCGTTCAGACCGCACAACTTTGGCAAACCAATTCCGCGATGCTGGGCATTCGGAACTTGTAAAACTATTGGAGATATAACATGGCAATAACAGTAGCATCAGCGATGCCCACAAGTTTTAAAGTAGAACTGCTTAAAGGGCTACATGATTTACAAAACGGTGCGGATACCTTGAAGATTGCGTTGTTAAAAGCAACCGCTTCTGGTAGTGGCACTTATGGCGCTGCAAGCACTAACTACTCTGACATCACAGGTAATTCTGATGAGACAAGTGGTTCAGGTTACAGCGCAGGTGGTAATACTCTTACTAACGTAACTCCAGTTGCTTCTAGCACCACGGCTGTTTGTGATTTTAACGACACTACTTGGTCAAGTGCTTCTTTTACTACTTGTGGAGCAATGATTTATAACACTAACAACTCTAATTCTGCTTGTGCGGTGTTAAGTTTTAGTGGCGACCAAACGGTTAGCACTGGTGATTTTACTATTCAGTTCCCTGCTGCGGGTGCTTCTACTGCGATTATTCGTATCGCGTAAGGCTGAACAGTGGCAGATAAAACTGTATATCTTGGCGCTGTATGGGGTAAAGACGGTTGGGGCGACGGTGCTTGGGGAGACAATGGTAACGTATCTGTCGTAGGGACAGGTGCGGTAGGGGCAGTAAGTTTTGCTGTAGATGAAGATGTTGTCCCAACAGGAGTAGTAGGGACAAGTGCAGTAGGTTCGGTTACCATAAATCGCACTGGGCTTGTAGTTCCAACAGGTGTAGCAGGAACAGGCGCGGTAGGGGCACTAGGTTTATCCTATAATAATATTGTGTACCTTGGTGCTGTATGGGGTAAAAATGGTTGGGGTGATGGCGCTTGGGGAGATAATGGGAATGTCTCTGTTGTAGGAACAGGCGCAGTAGGTACTGTAGGTATAGCTCTTGCAGATACAATAATCCCAATAGGAGTGGCAGGAACAGGTGCAATAGGTAGTGTAGGGATTATCAGAGAAGATACGGTAATCCCAGCAGGTGTAGCAGGAACAGGCGCAGTAGGAACCGTAACTGTTTCTTTTGCAGAATTAGTAATCCCCGCAGGAGTAGCAGGAACAGGCGCAGTAGGAACAGGTACAGCTACTGTAGTACAAACAGCTATAGGAGTAGCAGGAACAGGTGCAGTAGGTAGTGTAGGATTAACGTTTAGTGGCTCAATAGTGCCTACGGGTGTAAGCGGTACGGGTGCAGTAGGAACAATAGTTAGAAGCGGTTGGACAACAATAGATGATTCACAAACACCAAATTGGACAAATGTAACAGATTCACAAACACCTAACTGGGTAGATATAAACAAAGCGGCATAGGAATATATTATGGCTACTTACGTAAACAATTTAAG